CAATCATTTAATGTTCTGTTAAAATACATGTTACCGTATTTATCATCAATTAAACCTACATTGCCTTGTATGTACGTTTCAATTGCAGCGGCATGTGCCTGCTTAATATCTTCGCTAGAGTTAGGTATACCACCTATTTCTTTTTCTGTTACTGATAATTTGTTCCATAATTTATCCGGCCTGTTCATTGAATAACCTCTATAACCTCTACGTCTAAAATGATATAATAATCTAGGTTTGTTGTTCTCTGCTAATATTGGCATGCCATAAAACACACAAGCCATTAATACGTCTTCAAAAAACATTTCAGCTGTTTGTGGTCTAGCTATATATTCTAAAAACATATGATTAGGCGGTGCGTCTTCCATGCTAAACTTAGTTAATCCATGCAAGGCGCCATTAGAGCCTCTACCATCTACTGTTCCTGATATATCGTAAGAGTCACAACCAAAGGCGCCCATGTGTTCGTTAGCTGGATATTTAATACCGTTTTTAACTACCACTCTGTTTTGCAGGTCACTCGGTGGTACCCAACTTATATTAAACCTACCTTTTGGATCTGGATAAAATATTACTTGTGTATCTTTAACACCGTTAACCCATTGAAAGTTACCAATGTTTACGTTTGCTTGATTACCTATTCCGTCGTTGTAATCTATTTGCTCGTATATTTTAACTAGATTAAATATACTATTTTTAGCCTCATCTCTAAACGCGTGTTCTTCAGTACGTGGAAACTGTCTATAAAACTCATTTAAACTGTCTTGATCATTTTTTAATCCTTCTGCCTCATTATTCCAGTGATCTATTATTCCGTAATCTATTAGTTCACCATCTGGTCCGTAGACATCATTATCTGGGTTATTAAAGACTGGGTTTCCGTATTCATCAATAAATCCTTCGTAGTTCCACTCCATTGGGATAAAAAGAGAATATAAACCAGACTTTGTCTGTCCATTTCTGTTGCGCTTAGTAACGTCTGAATCATAATACAGCTTTTTAAAATTATTACCTCCTTTGTCTAAAGCATTGCTAGTGCTACCCATCATACATTTGCCTACGACTTTAGCACCTAGTCTTAAACAAGTTTTTGTAACTCTCCAGTTGTTTAGTATATTATCAGGCCTTTCCCACTTACCACTTTCATCGTGTACTAATAAGTTTAGTTTCTCACCATCGTAACTATTATCACCAGTATTTTTCCAGTCAATAGTAGTATCAAGTCCAACCAAGTCTTCCTGCTTTTCGTTAGCAGTAATTTTTTTACGCGTGAACTTACTAGCAGGCACACGATAAGCAAGTTCAGACTTAGGTCTATCCATACCGTCTTGTATAGGTTTAAAGAAAAACGGATAGTTAACAGATATTGGTACAACTTTATCGGTAAACATTTTTTTAGCATCAGCACCACTTTTAGATAATATTCCATATCTACTATCACTTGATATTGTTGCTAAATTAACTGTTTCTGCACTCGACATAAAAGAAAAACCACTACGCCTGTTTTTAAGATAACACATACCGTAGCACCTGTTATCAGCCTTACAAGCCTCCCAAAATATAAAGAACAGTCTATTTGCTTCTCTAAAGTCTGGAGCACCTACGTCTATTTTACTCCATTGTAAATACATATAATGACTACCTGTTATATACGTAGGTTTACCATCATTTGTAAACCAAAAGCCTTCGTCTCTACGTTTGAACTCTTCGTCTATATAATCATACCACTGTTCTTTTTGCTCTTCAGGATATGCCCTCCAGTCAAATATGTTTTTAAGTTTAACTAGTTCTTTTGGATAATCTATTTTTTGCCATCTAGAGGATTTGTGCATGTGCACTTGCACTGGTTCCAACGGCAAGCCAATACGCAAATTTTGTATTTCAAGTATTTCCCCAATTTTACCAGTTTTTGATATAACGATAATATCATGTTCTTTATCATATCCATATTTCCATTTTTTACCACGGTTCATCCGTGTGATTGTTGTTTTCTTTATAGGCTCTACGACCTTAACTAAATTTTGCTCGTACATTACTTAGATCTGCCTTCTGCGAATCCTTTAAAAGTTTTTTTCTCTGCCTCTTTAGGTGTTTTGCCCTCAAGCAGGTTATTTTCTTCCTGAATCCTGTTAAGTATTTCAAATGCGTCAAATATTGCTAGTTTTTTAGTAGCCGCAGCATTTTTCAGTCTATCAGCAGATACGTCGTCTTCTGTATTTGTAATAATCTTTTCTCTTGCGACATTAATTAGCTCTTCAACTGCTCTCTGCCCAGCTTGGATTATAAGCTTCTTCGTTTCCTTGATATTCATATTTAATTGTAATAAATTTATTTAAAACTCTATATAATCTTTTACCATCGATTATAAACTCATAAGTTGAAAAAGGTGTAAATCCTACAAGATCACCAACTTCGTTAACGCCATCAGTATATTTAACTATACCCATACACTCTTCTTCTCCTTCTGGTTTTAGTTTATCTCTTTGCTTTATTGGCTGTACAAAACAATAACCGTCTGTAGCTTGCCACTTGTCGTTTCTTTTATATAAAAACACTTGATCTAGTTTTACAAGATATGTGTTTTCATTAAAGTAACTTCTACTATTTTTTTCATTACCCTGCACGTCGTGCCAACGTCTAAACACATTATGATGTACTACAACTGTGTCACCAGGTTTTATTTTAGTTTCATAAGCCGTAGGTACAGATTTAACAATAGCTTCTCTGTTTATAAACTGGTGATTAAAGATCTCAGTGTTTAATATAAGATCTTTATCACCAACTTTTTTAGTATTGTTATATCTATTTCCTTTTGGCTCTATAACAAAGTCAAAAGGCGCTTTCATTAATACTCTAAGTTATATTCAACAGATACTGCCATATTTTTGTTAAAGTCTTTCCACGGTAGTACATCTTTGTTTTTTCTAATATAAATAGAGTATTTATCTTTTTCTTCTATTATATCACATATAGTATGACCACCATAAACATCTTGGCCGACAGCATAATGCATAGCGTTTTCTTTGTAGTCTTTACCTACAGTAATTTTTCTAATTAGTTTACTCATTTGTTTTATAATTTATAGTACCATCTTGTATATCAATATCTGAAGTACCATAAGCTTTTTCAAACTTGCCTTGCATTTTACTAAGCTCTTCTTGCATTATACTAACATGGTGCAATAAGTTGTGTTTTTTACTTTCAAAACTACCTATTTCTAGTTGAGCTCTATTTATATTATTAATAATTGATTGTACTTTATTTAATTCGTCGTTTGTAATTTTTGTAGCCTTTTCAGCTTTTTTTGTTTTTCTTTTTGCCATTTTATTTAATTTAAGTTAATTATTATTGTGAAGCGTTTATTTTACTAAATGTAGGTGCGTTACTACCCGATCCAAAGGTACCAATGTAATCACCTACTTCAGATGTTACTGTTGTGCCAGAGCCTTCGTTAAATCTCCAAAGTGCTAATAAGTTTGTTTTTACTATAGGCCCAGCTTTTCCAGAGTTGTACAAAGTAGTTACATTACTAGCAGTTAGCACATCGCTATAAACAGCGAAGTCATCAAGGAAACCATTATAATCTGCGTTACCATTAAATGAAGTACCAGCTAAAAACTCTACTCCACTAGAGCCACCTTGCCCAGGAGTACCGTCAGCGGTATCATCAAAGTCCCCAGTTAAAGTTGCTGACAATGTGGTAGTAGTTCTTAAACTACCGTCATAATATAGTTTGAGTTCATTCTCACTAGCTCTATCCCAAGTAACTACTATATGATGAAAATTACCATCACCTTCTTGCGTGCCTGATGGAGCGTGGTTTGCTATTTTGTTAACACCACCCGCTCTGTATGTTCCTGTAAAACTATCATCACCGTGCTTGTATTGTAATTGTATTCTATTAGCACTGTCTATAGCAAAATCCCACATCTGTCCATTGGCACTAGTTGTGTTTACTCTAGCCCATATAGATACAGATCCTGTTAGCTTAAAACCACCGTCAGCTAAAGCAGCTTGAAATGCAGACGTAGTAAAATCTATTTCGTCGTTAGTTCCATCAAACAATATAGAAAAGTCTTCACCAGTAAATCTAGGTGTTGGCAAACCAAAGCCTAATCCTAATCCCATTATTTACCGAAATAAGCTATAATACCACCGCTTGTTTGAGCGGCATTTAAAGAAACTACAGTCCATCTTCCAAAAATAGTTAATCCTTTTGGAAAAGTT